GTTTTACAGACTGCCCCCCAACCTCCGGGGGGCGAGTTGGGTTAGGGAGTTTTATCTGGCTGGGAGAAAAGGGCGCCCAAACAGTATGTCCGTCTTCTCTTGCAACAATGCCGTCATAACCGGCGTCTTTTATTATTTGCACGACATTGTTTTCTTCGCCCACTATCCCTTTTCTGTGATCGAGAAATGACCAATAGAAAACTCCATCGTCTGATCTATCAAGCGGATCAAATAATTCGTTATCAAATTCAAACTTTGATGTGTCTATGCCATTATCTTTAAATATATTATCCCACTGTTTAGCAGTCCACCCCTTGCCTGGAATGCCTGTGTCTAAATCTCTTAAATCAAGAGGGTTTTGTATATTTAATTGTGCGCTTGTTATTTTTCTTCCAAATTTTTTAGAGAACTTTGTATTTTTATCTTCAACGAAGTAAGCGGGGATTCCACGTGAATAACCTTCTTCAAAATCTGCAATTTTTTTGTCGCTGTAATGAAAAACAACAGCATCGACTTTGCTTTTTGAAAAGTCCGTTTCATCTCTGGTATTTCCACCCACGGCCTTCGGGGTTGTCTCAGGGCTGTAAATATATTCTTCCCCAAGTGGTTCAGTTTTGTCATCTAAAATATCAGACAGTTTTGCAGACTGCCCCTCACCCTCCGGGGGGCGGGATGGGTTAGGGAGTGATTTTGGATTATACGTTTTTATTGCATAGTCGTTTATTACATCGATATTTCCAAAATTATCTTTAATTGCTCCTATGTTTTCATCGTAAAGAATCTCTCCATATTTAAGATCATCACTTAATCCAGCCTCGTGGAAATCCATATTTTTAAAATCATCAGCGAACTTTTCTTTTGTAAATTCATATTTATCCGATTCGTCATAGAGAAGGTCAGCCAGCCTTTTTCTGTCTGCGTCTTTAGAAAGATCAATAATATCTGCATTTGGATTTAGTTCTACCGCTTTTATGAAATATTCGTTTTTATCGACATTATGTGAAAATATTTCAGCGGTTTCCCATTTTTTTGTAAGATATAGTGTCCCGCCGGGAGACGTAGAAACGCTAAAATTATCAATATCTCCTTCTGTCCGTCTTGAACCGTGCAAATAGACATTTTCTGGTAATTCATCGCCATATTGAATGCCAACAGATTTTATAGGCCGAGCTATAATTTTATCTGGATCGGAATATTTTCCCGCTTCGGCCTGGGGTTTGTCTTTAGCGGGTATGTTGGCCGTTCCCTTTGGGGTTGTCACGTCGGGGATTGTAGCAGATTCGGATTGTTTTTCAACTGGTTTCTGAACTTTCGGCTTCTGGTTAACCTTAATGACTTTTTCTTTCAGCTTCTTATAGAAGATCCCCTTGCCCTTTTCGTAAACAACCTCATAGCCTTCCTTTGCGGGTATCTCTTTAAGCGATTTGTTGATTCGGCCAAGGTCTTTACGCTCTGCCTTGCGGATGAAGATTTCGGCCTTTTCCGGCTCGTTTTCGGCCTGTTTCATGTCCACAGACACGTTTTTGGCGGTTGGTATAGGAGTTTTTTGCTGATTTGATTCAAGGGCCATTTTCTTCTGTTCAGCAAAGAACTTCCTGGCGGCTGGGGCAGAATCAAATATTCTCCCGGAAAAGACTTCGTTTCTTGTGCCTCGATAAAACAACTTGAACTTCCCGTCGGTCTGTTTAAGGGCATGTACACTCTCGATCTGGATGTTCGGTTTAACTGCCAGGTCGCTTGTTTGCCACGGTTCTTGGATCAATTTGCCGGCGTTGGCAATATGATCCTTCCCTTCCTGTGCTTTGTTCCAGATAGAGGTAAGGTCGGATTTGGTTTTGATTTGGTCTGGAGAAAACACACCAACGTTCTTTATTTTCTTGCCATATTGAGATATTGCTTCGTATGTATAAAAACCATCATATCCCTTATTTTTTATAAACTTAATAAAATCAGGATTTTCTACAAGTCGCCAACTTCCAGATGCCACCTCATTTGCTATTATTTCCCTAGGTGCGTTTTCTCCAAATTTTCCACCAGCCGTCATAAATTCCATTGCAAGGGCTTTCCCATCTTTTGCGGGGTCAAATGGGTTTTTAATATCTAACCTCGCTTCAATAATTCCCTGTTTATTCCCCTTGTTCATTTTGGGAATATCGTTAAATTGATTGAATGCGAATTGTTCAGCAATAGTCTTGTTTTCACTGAAGACAAAATAAGGTGTTTCTTTGTTTCTTGAATTTTTAAACGTATTAAAATTAGAATTTGGGGTTCCGTGATATAATGGCTCTCCCTGCGCCTTTACAAACTCCTCCGCAGTCTTATACTTACGGGCTTCTTCAATCAGAGGGTCAACATTTGCCGTAGGTTCAACTTTGTGTGGTGAATATATTTCTGCATCATCAAAAACTCGTTCCTCTCCACTTGCAGAACGAACGGTAATTGACGGTTTGTTTTTATAAGATACAGTAGAAAATTTTTCATCTACTTTGACTAGAGTCCACGGTTTAGGGAAGTTAACTGGATTACCAGCAAAACCCATTGATATTTCATCACCGGGCTTAATTGTTGCCTGTTCTTTAGTTTTGTTATTTATAAGGATTTCATAGTTGTCAATATAACCTTCACCGTTTATATATTCCGATGGCGTGTTCTTTTTGTCCACTAACCATTGTGGTTCGTTTTCGACCTTCAACAATTCTCTAGGTTCAACTTGTGGTGCTAATTCTGGATAATCCTTGAAGACTTCTGGGGGGACGGGTTTGCCTTCGGAAAGGGCTTGCTTGACCAGTCGGCCATGCGTCCCAATATCCTTCAACATTGCCGCTTTATCCCCTTTTGTTATGTTGGTATCCGTTATTCTCGATGTATTGGCCTTTCCCCATTCATCCCGCGTCATCATCCACGGTTCTTTAACCTCTACCGTCGCTTCCGGCTTAACCTCTGCCTTCGGTGCTGGCGTCTGCAAATCAGGATAATCAGGATGTGACTTTATTTTGCCGTCTGCTATGGCTTGTTGAACTAGGCGTTTGTGAAGTCCAGAAAAATCTTTAATAAGAAAATCTTTTTTTGCTTTTCGTCCTTTGATTCCGGGCGGGATCATGCCGGACGCCGTAATACTATCTACGTTCGGCATATAGCTATTGACATATTCATCTTTACTCATTTCGTGAGCTTGTTTCGGTTTGCTTTCCACTTTCCCGGAGATGCTATCTTCGGGCGGCTTGGGAAGGGCGGCGGGTGATTGATACTCTGGAAGAACGTCTTTTAGATACTTGTCGTCGTATAGGCCGGATTCGCCAACGGTTTTTATTGTTTCGGCGTCTAAGTCTCCCTGCTTCCGTAAATCAGATATTTTATATTTGAGCCGATCATATAATCCGTCAAGATTCCCTTGCTTAGCAATATACTGGCCTGATTCTTTTCTTTTCATCCCTGCTTTAAGATCGCGTATTGTATTCTTAATGACAGTTCTTGCGTGGGCTGCATCAATTCTTCCTAATTGAGAAGACCCCCCGGATTTCGCTTCATCTGCTACTGTCGCGGCATCTTTTGAGAGAGGCGCGGGGAGTGTCTCATCATCCTGTTTTCTCAGGTATCCGTAATCTTCAAGAACCTCATCGGGAATGGTCTCTCCGCTTGCTACCGCTTCCTCAACTGCGGTCTTATGCGATTGCGCCCAAAGGACACCATCTTTTTTCTGAATCCCAATGCCCTTCTTTTCCGGAATTGATTTATAATCGTTGAGTTTCATTCTCCATGCGGGTACATTATTGATAATATCAGCGTATGGGGTATCTTTTACATCGTCGTAAGCAATCAGTCCGTCTTTTTTCTCCCATGTCGGCTTTCGATCTTCCTGAACCGCTTCGGCCAATTCTGTCTTAAGGTCATCTGCCCTTTGCTCAATTTCAATTTCTTTCTCAGACGAAACGGTTATCCCGGAATCTTTTGCCTTTTCGATTTCAGACTGCTGGCCCTGTACTTCGTCAAGGTCTTTCAGGATATCATCAATTATTCTGCGGGGCTCAAATTTCGGGGCTTCTTCAGTTTTCCCGATTGGTTCAGCGCTACCGCCTGTTTCCGGTCCCTCTCCACCAGTTCCCTGATGTTCTGCGATATTACCCTCGGGCCTTTCCCCTTCTTTAACGGCATTGTCTTTTACCTCCACATTATCAAAAACCGTTGGATCCGAAATCAGTTCTTCCGGTTTTGACAGTTTTCTTTCTTTCATTGCCAATACGCTGCCGCCTGCCGCTCCTCCAGCGCCCATGACACTGCCGGTCATCCATCCCATTACGGCGGCATTTTCTACGCCTTCAGACCACTTTTTACCCGTCGCGACGTTATTACTTATCTGCTCTTGGGCTGACTGGGGAAGTTCTTCAACGGTCCCCTCCATGATGGCAGATTGAGCCAATCCCTTTAATATGTTCTTCTTTTCTGAGGCGATCTTGTCGTTAACCGCTGCGCCGACAGTACCACCAGCAAGCAAAGTATCCGCGTCAAATATATTTAATTTCTTTGCGAGCTTACCGCCAAGGACGCCAATCAGCGCCGTTGCTGCTCCGCTTCCAGTTGATACGGCTGTTTGTTTTGCCGTCAATTTCCCTGACTTGTTTTCCTGCCGTACTTGTTCAGCAGTTGATCCACCAGAGACAGCACCCTCGCCGATTGCTCCGGCAACAACGGCACTTTTCGTTATTCCAGACTTTAGCAATCCGCGTCCGATTCCTCCGGCCCCTATCATTGACGGGGCTGATTCAATAATAGAATGCGCTATTACTGATGGATTTTTCAACGCTTCTTCGATGGTTGGGATAATTCCTTTTGCACTCTGGACTCGCTCGTTCGCCTTTTGTTGCTCGGTGGTGTATAATTGATCCAGTTCTCGATTTGCCGTCTTTGGGTCATATCCTATCTTGCTTAGTCCGTACCCAGCGTAACCACCGGTAGGAATGTCAAGTATTCCGACGGCTGATTCCCCAGCTCCAATAATGCCCTTCGCCAAAGACACAGATGCGTCTCCCAGTGTGCGCCTTATTATGTTGGATGCTTTTGTCAACGGGCCAGACTCCGGCACGGACTGCTCGTTCGATACGATATCAGGTGTTACCGTCATTGACCGTGTTGCCGCCGGTCTGGTTTCCTGCTCAGCTACCTGTGGATTATCAGTCAGTTCCGAATCAAATACAGTTTCCTCATAGTCATCAAATACCGTTGCCATCAATCTCCCCTATTTAAGAATATCCCATCCATCGGCTGTAGCAAGTTTTGCGGCCTCTTTTTTATCCCCGCCAGCGGCTTTCATGTAAGCCCCGATAACTTTTTTATCTGTTAATTTCGTTCCTGGTTTCGGCTTTTTAATCTCCACATGGAACTCTTCCTGTCCGCTTTTCTTTAGAAAACTTTTCTTACTTCCGTATTCACTTATATCTTTTCGCGCTTGCGTGTATGCCCGTGACGGCTTCATGCCCTGTTCGAGATAAGAATTAAGCTGAGTTTTGCCATATTCGTAAAGCTCTTTGACCTTCAATGGTTTCCCGTCGTCGTTGAACCTGCCCTTAACGACATTGTCGCCCAGTGTGAAATCATCGTCTTCCTTGGATTTACTGTTAAGAAGTTGTTTTATATCGATTTTCTTTCCATCTTCTGTTTGTGCATTTTTCCCGTATTCAGTAATCCAATATTCATCAAAGTCATCGTTCGCTCGCTTGAAATCAGAAGCGGAAATCTTGCCGTCCGCTTTCTTTCCAGCGCCGCCGGAGCTCTTTGTCGCGATTTTATCAGCGGTCATCATTTGCCGCGCCTTCTTTGCGTCTCCGCCTGCCGCCTTCATGTAAAGGTCGGTAACGCTCAAGCTTTTCTTTTTATCTCCCATTAAATCGCGCATTTGCTTTGCCTGTGGAGAGTCCTTGCCGTACTTCTTTTCTATTGCCGCAAGATCGGTCAATTCCTTTCCCTTTGAAGATTTTAATTCAGGAGACGACAAATCAAAAATCTTTTGATATTCGCTTATCTCCTTTCTGTCCGCTCCCGAAGCAACCATCAATTCGACAAACTTTTTACTGTCCCCGTCTGATTTTTGGTAAGCCTGATACGCATCTGCGTTCTTTTTTCTTGATTCTTCTGACTGCATAACCTTTTGAGACAACGGAGTTGCTCCGTATTCAGCTTCGAGTTGCCTTACAAGTCCGGCAAGAGTTTTCAGAGACCCTATCTGCATGGATAATAGCGGCGCCGGGATCTGTTGTACCGGCGCGTTGGGATCGCCATTTCTTCCCCATGTCATCACGCCCTCACGGTCTTTACCATTTACATAATAATCGATTGACGGCTTCCAGATTGAAGAATTGTGGAGTTTTTCTGCATATTGATTTGCATCCTGCGGCGTGTCGAATATCCCAAGATGCTTCCCTGTTTTTTTATATTCATCAATCGCTTCCTTATCGGACACGATCTTTCCGGAATCGCTTACCAAAGGCAAGAGGACTTCTTTCCCGTCGAAATTAAACGGTCTTGAAAGAACCGTGCTGATAGACCCATCTTTATTGATGGCAACCTTTCTCTTGGCAAGGTCAATATTCCCTCTTTCCGTGCGCCCCTGAACCTCTCCTTGCGCCTCTGGAATATCGTAAACATTATTTTCGTAACCAGGAATAGGAACAAGATTTCCTACACCATTTTTCGGAAGTCCGATATTCAATCCGAAGGTTATGGTCGGAGTTTCTTTATTGCTGAAATCAATAAATATCTTACTTGGTTTTTTGGCCGACTCATTACCGTATTTATCGGTCCCTTTACTAAAAGAATCACCGTAAACAGATTCAAGCGATTTGCTTAATCCCGGATTTGACAAAATATCAATGCTTGCCTTCTGGCCTTTCTGCATTGCATCTTGAAGCGCCGGATCATTCCGTATTAGGTTATCCAAATAGCTGATGGAATTAATTTTTTCATTATCAATTGTTCCGTCTGACTTTAATATTCCTTTTTTTACCGCAATCGGTAACACCGATGATAATTCTTCAGGCGACAACATTGATGGGTTGAATTTATCTCCAGTAGAAAGCATTTTAGAATAAGCAGAAACCGCATGGCCAAGATTTTTTCTGCCAAAGTATTGCTCATCTTCGCGTTTCCATAATTCTTCCTGCCTTGTATCGAGTTTTGTCTGGCGTTCCTGCTGAATTCGCCTGTCTGCCTCCTGCTGGGCCATAAGTTCCCTTTTCTGTTTTGAAGTTTCCAGGTGATCCAAAACCCCAAGAACCTTAACAAACGAATTGACTCCAGAACCAACCGGATCGCTCATAATTCTTTCCATCTCGCCACCTATATGATTTTTGATAACAACATTCCCACCGCAATAGTCGCGGCATCTACGGCTGAATTTGTCTGTTGTGCTTTGCTTGCCGTGTTTTGCTCTTCTATGTCCAAGTTTACGAGATTCCTTCTTTTCTCTTCTTTAGCGTCTCCTGAAAATCCCGCCATGGCGTGATTTTTGTAATCATTCCCGACTGACATCATTCCTCTCATATCTACCTCCTCACCGTTCCCAAAAGAATAGATTCGTCCATTTTTCTTATATTCGCCCTGGTGTTATTTTCCGCACTTGCCATCGTTTTATTTTTATTCAGATCAAGCAGTCTTTTTCCCGTCGCTTCCTGTTGAGGCGTCTGGTCAATGCCAAGACCTGCGGCCTGACGTTCAAGGACGCCACCCATGGCATCATAGCTTTTTTCGACCGTATCGGCGGTTTTATCCAGTGCGTTCGGAAGAACAGAAGGATTATTGTATGATATCTGCTGCATAAGATTCTGCTCTATCGGCGCGAAGTTCTTTTTCCAATCTTCATAGTCTGATCTTAACAGTTGGGCAGATTTATAAGACAGTGAATTATCCGGAGCGTCAGCTCTGTTCTGATTTGCTACAATCATGCCGGCAGTCGTCCCCACAACTGCGGCACCTCCTACTGCAATAGCAGCCCAGGTCATAATAATGCCTCTCTTTCTGTGTCGATATAAAATTCACTGAAGTCTTTCGCAATTACTTCTTCTTCTATTTTTGATATGTCTGTCTCGTTTGTCGCATGCACTGTGATCCATACGGTATCTTCGTGAGTCAGAATAAGCCGTTTTGTACCTGCCGTAGTTATCCCGGAATGTGGCCCTTGAATCCTGGCAATTCCATCTTCCGTCAATACCGATACATCGCCTTTCATTATGAAATACGGATGAGTTTTCTTGTGTATCTTGGTGACAAACAGCATCCCTTTGGGGAGAAATATCTCCCTGACGTATGCGCCATCAACAAACGTGTGTTTCAGTGGGCAGGCCTCAAGATACGCGGGTGAATCGCCAACTAACGAACCTGGAACATCTTTTATTTTTTCTCCAATGGAGCAGATTGCCTTTCTGATTTCGTCACGCGAATAAGGCACTTCGTTGATCTTTAGTATGTCCACGGTTATCATCCCCATTTTTTCGCAAGTTGTTCGTATTCAGGAGACCCATAGATAAGGGCGCCTTTGCTCGTTCGACTTGTGCCTTTCGCCGCCGACATTCCTCCGGCTGCGGCCCCGGCGACACCGCCGACAAGCGAACCGATATTATTCGCCAGCGTCGCGGCCTCGTTCTGTTTTGCCTGATTATACCTTGCCGCAACAACAGCAGAATCCTTGGCGAGCTCATCCAGGCCAGACATTGCTTTCGTAACCTGATCTCTGCCAATGTTTACGACGTTTTCCTGTTTGTCGATCTGACGGTTTTTCGCGGAAGCCTGTCCGGTTGTCTGGCCAATAGCGTTTACGTCGGCAATATTCATCATGTGTTTCTGGTTGGCGATTGCGCTGTTCGGAGACACAGGTTTTGCCTGCTTCATGACGTCTGCATTTACTTGTCCGGTGATCTGTTTTGTTTCGAGCTCTTGAGTGACGGGATCTATTGCGTTTTTGGAATACCTATTCACCATAGGACTATAATTCGTCTGATAATAATCCCACATTTCTTGATTTATTCTGGAAGATTCTTGCTGCTCTGCCGTAGGCCCGATCTTAGGAGTGCCACCACACATATAACAAGCTCTCTTTCAGCCATGTCCTATGGCTAGTTATATTGTACCAAACTTTAAATATTTGTCAATCATATCGTTGCGAAAAATCAACTTAAATCCCATTGCCTCGAACCATAATTGAGCGTCGGGATTCCCTGAGATACATTCGATCTCTCCACCGTCCTTGATGATCTCGTCGCTTATCCTTTTCATGAACTTTGTCAGCGGAAACCATATCTTTTTAAATCCCTCTTCCGTGGCAGCAAAGCACGTCCGCCACTTCATTGCTCCTATTGGCTCCATGAAACACAGGGCGCAAGGTCCGTCATGGCAAAAAGCGAATGTCCATGGCTTTCCGATCATGTAAATGAACCTTTCCCTCAGTTCTTTGGTGGATGAATTAAACTTTTCCAGTTCATCCAGGCCGCGCGGCCACAAATTCCCAATCACTTCATCGATGTTGCCTTCATCAAGGGGCGTGATGATCATATCGCCATCAACTTCTCATGTTTGATGTAAACATTCGGGTCAACATAAACCTTGAATCCCAACTGCTTCGCCCGGTGGCAAAATCCATCATCGTCTGTTTCAATATCCGCCATCTCCACGCCGTTCTCGGTCCATTCAATGATATCAGACCTGAACCATGGGTAAGGCATCTTCTCAAATACGCCTTTTTTGACAATCATAAGGCCCATGCCGGCATAATCGACTTCTATCAGTCCTTCGGCTTTTTTAAGTTCCCCGGCGGTCAGCGGCCGAATGCTCCCGTATCCGGCATCCCTATTAAAATACCCACACGCCGCCTTGTTCGTGTCGTCAATGTCCCCTGTAGGTTTTTGCCTGTACCATGCGGCCACAATATCAACGTCGTGAGAGAGAAGACGTTCGACATCTTTTGAGTTTATGAGATTGTCTGAATCAATCCAGATCATCCGGTCGTAGTCGTCAATCATCCCCTCGAAAGGCTTTTGATCCTTCCTGAACCCGTTTTTCTGGTTCTTCAGGCACCCGTTCCTCGCGTTGTAAATATTACAGCTTTGCGAAACTACCGGGACAACAACCTTTTGCTTAACTATCAGGTCAATAATCACAACGGCGGCCTTCATTGCCTGAATGCCGCTCGACGGATTTCCCGGCATTAAAATCACATAATCGCACTTCATATGCTCTCCTTTATAATGGTAACTCATCCATCGACGATGCCAAAAACACCGCCGACACCTGAGAATTCCCCCTGATTACAACTTCGCAGCAATCAACCAGCGCCGACTTTATCCGCTGGGCTCGGCTTGATGTTATACTGACAGACTGCGCCCTTTTGATCGATGGGTAAATGACATCGATTTCTACGGGATATTTGTCAGCGATTACTTTTATACAAGATAGGCTTGCCAGGCGGAATTTATACCTTTTGGTCTTGTATTCCATGGAACGATACACGCCATTGCGGGCAGCGAATGACACGATCTGGCCGGATGTTTCAGGAAGAACATTTTGGACGACAATAAGGGCTGTGGCGCTCAGTGCCCCATATGTTGCGGTTAATCCAGCCATGCCCACCGAAAGGGCCTTGACCACTCCTGACGCTGAGATTGTGGCTACGCTTTCCGCCGATGATGAAAGGGTGACATCGGCGGTTATGTCGGCGGAACTCCCATTTGAAGAAACGCCCGTCACGGTAATTTGCTGGCTTTCACCGGGCTTTAGGTATTTGGTTTTCGGGGAAATCGATATTGAAACAACGTCGGTAATGTCGAAAAAAAGAATTTGGAAGTCACCATAGCTCTCCCCATATCCACTTGTCCCCACAACCGCTTTGTCATCAAGGATGTAAGTTCCAGTGCATTGATAATCTACCCAAATATTATATGCAACTTTTGAAAGACTGACTTTCCCTAAATCAAATCCCCTTAACGTTTTTCCGCTTATTATCGTATTTAATGTTGAAGAGGATATTATCAAGCCGACAGTATAGTAACTGTCTATAAAAAAATCTTGTAATGTTGTCCCATCTGCGGAGGTACTTAAAATGCACTTATTGAATGATAAATTGCCACAAGACCCAAAGACAAACCAAGAAGCGGCAGCTTGAATATTTTCAATCAGCACAGTATGAGATACATCTGTAAAAAAAGGCCACCAATTGACAACTGTATCTGAAGAGGTTGTCCCCATTCCACGAATGTATGCGGTATGATTTAAAACAGGGAGATCAAAATATTGATCGCCCCACTTCCCAGCATCAATCAAATAAAGGACTTCTGTACCAGCAAGATTGCCAGCAGTCACGGCAGCAAGTAATGTTGTGTAATCCTTATCAACACCAACTGTAATGACTGTTCCTGTGAATTCTACTCCGTTGATTGTCCAATGTCCCATTATTTCACCAAAAACAACATACCGGTCCCGGGATCACGATACCCAGCCGTTGCATAAAAAGTTAAATCGGTTAATTCTTTTGTTTTGACGTTGAAAATGAACCCAAAATTCCTACGGCCTACATTGCAAAACGCCACGTAATGACCTTCCCAATAAAACGCTGTAATAGACGGTGGATTATAGCGGCTGTTCCAGTCCTCACGGCTGATGATGCCTTCGGTCAGCACTTCTCTGATAGACGGGCCGATAGCAACTATTCCGTCTGGTGCCGGGTATATGACAACATCTCCTGCCTGAACCGTCCCTCTTTTCGACATACATGAATGTCCAAGATCCATGGCCTCCATAACCACATTCGATGGATGACTACCAACTGCAAGATACGGCCTTCCTGATGTCAATACGGCGATTGTTGTCCCGAACGCGCCCAGCGCCACGATAGGCTTGTCAACATACTTCTGGTACGAAACGGGCCACGCATGGGGATAATATGGCTCGGAAAAACAGAGAATGTTATTAACATACCCGGCAAGTGCGCCATTGGGTAATGCGATAATCCCCTTAATTCCTATCGGTGGCCCATCCCATTCGGCAGAAGCCAGGACTTCTCCAAGGCTTGAATCCTCTATTTCGTCATCATATGAAGAGATTGCCACATCCAGTTCAATAACAAATTGATATTGCGCCCCTGTTGAACTCTGGTTTAGTCGGTAAATTCTTTTTTTGGTGATATTATAATCTGAATCTATGGAGGTTGTCAGCCCGGATATACTGACTTTATCGCCGTCGTAAACATCAACCAACTCAGACACAGGAGACGGCGGTCCTTCTGACCCGTAACCATTGACAAATGTATAAACATATCCACGGGTTTCTACTAACGTTGCATCCCTGACCCCGGACGCCGTAATCAACCCGCTCCCTGATTGCGTGGAGACGGTCGGATTTGATGTATAGAGGCCGCCAGTCGTTAACGTCACGAGGATAATAACCCCGCCTGATACGGTGTATGTCCCTGCGGCCCCCGTTCCGCCGCCTGCGGTGAAAATAAGGTTATATGTCCCATTGGCCTCACCACATGAGCTATTGGCGATGGAAAGAGACGTGATCGGGTCTTTACCGCTTGAACTTGATAATACTGGTGCGGCGGTTGGCGCCGGGGGGCATGGGTTGTATGATACCATTGGGTAATCCGTTCCGCCCACCTTGTAGATGTTCTTGTCTGTCACGCGAAACTCGCCATTCTCCGTGAAATACACGCGCTTGCTGCTGTCATCGGATATCGGGGCTGTCACTACATCCACATCAGAGAGCCAACTGAAAAACTTACCATCGTGGTAGCGGAACAGTGAGAGAATGGTGCCAGACTTTGATTGCGCTTCCACCGGCATGTCCTCTTGAAGAGGCGACATTCCCCCCTTGTCTGTCCTGATATTTTTGGCGAATTGGGCCTTTCCCTGTGGCAATAGGGCCGGGTCTATGATTCTCGGAGCAATTCCGCCAAACGTATCAATGGATATCAACATTATTTTTCTCCGGTTTGTTTCGCAACCGTCGCCTTCATCCCCAGGTCTTGAAGGAATTTGTTATAGAACACTACCGCCTTTGCGTTCGCGCCCTGCTGTTCTGTCTCTTCCATGAGACACCGGTAAAGCATGTAATCGGTAAAAGCAGGCTTGTACGAGGCATCCAGCGGGAAAACCGTTGTGTCAACGGTTACTTCCGGCACTGGTTCGCTGACCAAAAGCTTGATCTGGCTTGGTGACGCAGGTTGTGGAGGAAACACATAAAATACCAGCGGGCTTAACTCATCCTGAACAATGTGTGAAACGGTTTGATCGGATGTGTATGTCATCCAGCCGGGCAATAATCGATCAAGCGCCTGTTTTTTCAATGGCGTGATCGTCGCTCCGACGACTGCACCCGATGTCCCCATGTTGCACAAGGCCGCCATCACGGAAATTGTCGTTGTTGCTGATACGGATTGTCTTGCCCCGGATGCCAGTTGAACCACTCTCTCGACCGGATATGCGTCAGGCTTTAAATTGATGATTTCCTGGAATGCGAGATTGACATACGGCAACATCTTAGATGGCGGCCACTCCACGCTGAATTCATCTTTTAGTTGCGTGGAAATCAGCGTCAACATGGCCCCCATCTCACCGGCCAGCGATTGCTCACCGCCTTCCGGTGTCCCGCCGTCAATCGTGGTGTAAATATCAGCCATGTTCTACCTCACATGAAATCGCTGTATCGTAATCTTTTTGTTTTGGGCAAAAGAGCCGCCCTGCTGTTTATCACGGTGTCGAACTCCCGATTAAACAAGGCCATAAATGCCGGGCTTGTTTCAGGAACCGCAATCCCCTGGACGATGATCATAATGGAACCTTCAATGAATATTTCATCGAATTTTCCTTTCCATGGGATAGTCTGCGTGGGAAGCGTCAGCGACGCCGGCAGTTGGTTATAAATTCCCTTCACCAGAACATCTACAATCGGCTTTGGCCGGATATAAACGGTATCACCGAGGATCTGATAGCGTGACGGCGTTCCATTGTCGTACTGATTTAACTCGTATGTTTCCCACCATAAAACATCTTTGTCGTCATCGGCATTCAGGTAACTTGGTTCAAGCTTTTCCCGCGCACCTTCCCATCCATCGGGAGAGTTTTCGGCGGAAATGATAAGATATTGTCCCGCCGTGATATCCAAACCTGTTTCAATCGTGAATGATTTCGCGCCGGAGCCCACAACGTTACTTGTGGTTGACGTGGCGATATTCTGCGCGTATTCCCCGGGCACTCCTGCGGAAGAGATAACCCATTCATCAAGCGTATCCGTCCCGCTGGATGCCGTGGCATTGAAGACAAGGGCGCCTGTTTCAGCGTCGTAAGACGTGACTGTCCCCGCCATCCAATTATTGAACAGTTCTTCCGAGTATGGACGTGCGGGGAATGAAAGAAAATCATTTGGCAGTGCCGCAGAATAGCCGAATGCCGCAATCTTCACAGATAAGGAACCGGTTGCCAGAAGATCGGACTTCCGGTCAAGTAGGCGCTTGGCAATCAGCGATTGTATGGCTGTTGCCGCCCTGTATATTGAAATGCCATTTGGCTTGTCGATAATTCCAACTCTCGGCAGAACCGAAAGGATAAGATCGGATACCAGCATTTTTATTTACCGTTTCGTTTTTTACCTTCGGGCAGAAGTTCATTGACTGTATCCTGAAGATCGTTGTCAGTCATATCAACCTCTTCCCGGAGAAAGTTATAGGCTTCAATTTCAGTCTTGAAGCACGTTCCCGTTTTCTCTTTACGCCAAATCCCGTCAGGACCGGCATAAGGATGAGACGAACCCTTTTTGACAGCAACGTACCCGGAATCAAGATACTTTTCAATCGCGCACCCGGCATACTTCGGTTTTTCTTCGGAGCGTTTTTTAGCTTCCTCAATCGCCCTGTCCTGATCATATTCCCTGTACTGACCGGTGGCGAGCAGGTGATTTATATGCCTCTCTGTTGAAATATCACACACGGATGTCGTCGCTTCGCCTTTTTTACTTCCCGGAATGGGCATGAACATATATTTCGTGCTTTCCAGAATAACGGTCGTCGGGCCTTCTCTTCTTATTAAACATTCAATCAGCATCTTGCTTTACCTCCTCAATGGTATTTTATCGGGGCGGTGTGACCCGCCCCCGATAACTTTTGTTTAATCCTGGTCAATGAGCAGACCGAGACCAATCGTTCCAGCAACGGGCGTACCCGGTGCGGTGGAAAACTGAACTGCCACAATGCGATCCTTGGAGCTGTCAACCCCAATATCCTTTGTGAAGTCCAGTGTAGCGGTCTTGGTTGCCCGCCCGCCTGCCTGTCCGACGTCTGACGCGGTAACAAGGTTCTGTCCGGAGACAAGTTCCGGCTCCGTAGCCGTATTTGTCGCGCCGCCGGAACTGTAGGCCGCTGCATTTGCCGCTCCCGCCTCTTCCTCGCCATAATAAGTGTTCAGAATGCCGACGGTCATGGCTGCGGACGTGGCGCTGTCAATGTCCGTGGACTCAAACAAGAAATCCATCAGGCGGTGTCCGGCCGTAAGAACTCCCAGTGCCACAATCTGCGTGGTGACCATATCGGTCGTTGCCAACGCAATAGACCTGTAATCGTATCGCGCTCCGCCTACGGCACTTTTCGGCGGCTTGGTATAAAGGTCCGGTGCTATTTTCAGTGTGTTAGACATGGTAATTTAACCTCCTTTCAATTAGGGTTTGGTTGCGGCGGTGTCGATTGCCATTCCACCGAAATCGTTGCCGTTAAACGTAACCTTCTTGGCTCCGAAAATGGTGTGTGTCGAAATGACAACCTCATTGCCGTTATCTCTGGTTTCCTCGTTCCACCCGAACCGCAATTCCTGACCGGGTGATCCGAATGCCACGACTCCCGCCTGTAAACCAAGGAAGAGAGCGCGGACTGCCGCGACTGCGCCGGAACCGTAATCGGAAAACTGGATGCAATTCTGGTGGCTGTGAAGTACGCAACCGTTCCAGATTCCCAATCCGCCCTTCAGGAATTCAGACGATTTGCCCATTGCCGTAGCAAGAGCCTTCTGAATATCCGCCCAGTCGTTCGTTGTCGAATTTCTGCGAAGATCGAACTTCTGGTAGGGATTCATAACCACAAGGAATACTTCCTCTCCGTCAACGTCGCACTTCTGTATCTGCGGGACCGCGCTGTAAGCCGCACCGCCGCCGCCCATCATTTCGGCATAGGCAACGGCCTTGTCGATAGGAAGGGTTGACATTTTGTCGGACGATGTCAGCGACTCCTTGGACGTGGCCACTCCGCCATAGACGATGTGGTTCGTGTCCGGTGCCGTCAGGCTGTTGTTTGCGAATCCCGTGTAGGTGCTCGGGAACACAAAGTCAGTGTTGACTCCGCGGGCGCCGGACAAATACATGAAAATGATCTCGTCAAACACTCGGGCCCACCAATCAACGGACCGTGCCTTTGCGATCTTCCGCAAATCGTGAAGGGTCCGCTTGCGGCTCATGCGGCCGCCGCAATTCGCGCCGCCGCGCATCTGGTCGATGTAAACGGCGTCCGTGAAGAAAGAAAGCTTCTCTTCCTTACCGTGCAGGGTAGCATCGCCCTCGACGGGCTGCATGTTCAGCTGCATGGAAAGGTCATACGTGACCTGTTCGCCGGCATCCGATTCCAGATCGGTCAGCTGCCAGATGGGTTTTGTCGGGACTTCTCCCTTACCCATAAATTTCCGGGTGAAATAACCCTTTCTGCCTACATCAACCGCCAGATTCCCGGAGTATCTTTTGACGGCCTTGGCATCATTGAGACCAATAATAGTCTGTGCCATAACTTTAACCTCCGTAAGGTTTTGTTAGACCGTCCTGGGTCGATGTTCAGGGCTATTGCCCTACATTCTGTTGCCGATAATGCTTGATTGGAATTGTCCGATCAGCATCAATCTTCAACACCGCCTTTCTCCCTGCTTTCTCACAGAGATAAATTGAAATTTGTTTCGCGTCTTTCGCAATACTGGCCAAGTCAAAAACCAGTTCGTCGCCAACGCCTATGATTTTAATGAGAGCCATAATCAAACCCTACTCAGGTAGGCATCACGCATTTCGGGCGTCAGTCGTTCAAGCGCCTCTTCGTATGCCTCGCCTGTCAGTTTATCCCACTGTGAAAACGCATCATCGGCTGTGTCGTTTTTACCGGCTGCCGGAACGTCGGAAAGCGTCTTGTGGTCCGGTAGTGGAGCCGGTGGCTTTTTTTCCTCTTTCTTTTCTACCGGTTTCTGCTTCAGTCCGAAGGCTTCTTTGACAATTCCGTCAGCCTTAACCAATAACTGCATCCCGGAAAGATTGGCGTTTGCCTCATCCTGTGAAAGACTCTTGATTGTTTCACTCAGGGCTCCGAAGAGCGCATTTGCGCGGATCTTCCCCGTCGCCTCTGCCTGCTGGCCCGGGAGATATTCAGGCCGATTTTTCAAGAAGTGAAATTGTTCTTTCTTCCAGACAATCTCGGTCTTGGCCTCCGCTTCCAGCCCTGCATTATGCTTATAAATCTTGCGGTTTATCGCATCGCGGGCTTCCGTGTACTCATGGATGGACATATCGCCTTCGTCGTACTTGCTTTTCAGCGCATCCAGGTCATTCTTCAGGTCATCCGGGACAACTTCCTCAACTTTCAGGTCATCGTCGGTAACGACTGCTTTGAATGAAAGAAGTGCCTCGTCGGTCACGTCGATGGCGTCGTCTTTCTTTTCGTCTGGCGGTGGAGGATCAGCCTTTTTCTCTCCATCTTCCGAATTATCATCGGCAATTTTCTTCAAGTCGTCTTCGGAGACAGTATCATCCACTTCCCCGCCTTCCGGCTCGGTGATGGATTCAATGATGCCTTCCTTCTCAACGTCGGACAGTCCTTCCCACTCTCCTTCGGTGTATCCTTCCGGTATAATCGTAATATCAATCGTCATCGTGCAAAATCCTCCTGTTTTTATCCTGCGGCCAGGTTAATGCCTTCCTGCGCCTCTTCCTTTTTCCGCTGGTATTCCCCCAATTTCTCTTTTGCCAGCGCCTTAACTTTTTTCATACGTTCCGGATCGGCCTTGACAGCCTCCGCCCTCGTAACGGCTCGCAGATCTTCCTCGATTTCCCAGTCTGTTGAAGAAATGCAGCAACATATCTCCGCCGCCCGTCTTTTCTTTTTCTTCTCGTATCCCATGATAAACTCCTCTTAGGTGGTTGCCACGGAAACCAGTTTACCGCCGTCAATGCCGACGTACAGAAGACCGGAATACAGTGACATGGATTTGATGTTTCCGCCGACATTGGTCAGCGTGGCCACAACGCCATCTGCAATGGTATAGCGGATAACGTCGCCCTTATTGGTCCCCAAATAGACGTAAGTGCCGTCCTGGGCGCTGGCCATCACTTCACCGTCGAATACTTTTAAAGATGTAATTGCGTAACTCATTTCTACCTCCCGTTACTTTTTAATGAATGTCATGCCGACCCGAAAGCCGCCCTCTCCGTAAATAATTTCGCCGTACCGCTCCAACCCAGCCATTTTCGCCAACTGGATAATTGCGGCCTCATTCGGCATGTGGTAATTCGTTTTGTCTCCATGATGCGTTTCGTCAATAACCCACATCAGTGGTATTTCTGCGGGGAGTCCTTCCATTTTTCCTTGGTTAACTGCCGATTCGAGGAATATACGTCCGCCCGGCTTTAAAAATCTTGCGGCATTCAGGATGCCCTCGTATGGGTTTTTGAGATGGTAAAGAATCCCGTAGAACAGAACGACGTCAAACCGATCAAGAACCCACCCATCAGTTTCAACGGTCCATCTCGCCGGGATTGTTTTATCCAGATCGCCCAGCCAGCAATATGGTATTTCGTATGCACCCAGCGCCAGTTTTGCCGTTTCAAGCATCGGGTCCCATCTATCGGATGCCGTCACATCTGCTCCGCGCTTCTTGGCTTCTATCGCCCAATAACCGTCGAATGTGCCCAGGTCTAAAACCTTCAGGCCGGTCATATCATCCGGTAACTGAAATCTTTTTGAATGCTCTTCATTGCGATAATCACACTGGCCTGGCGTCACCGTCCCGTCGGGAAAGGTAATCACATGCCACCATGCAAGCTTATTCATCTGATCTTTCATCGGAGCATCTCCTTTGCTGCCATGAATATTCTTTCGGGCGTAATCATCCTCATGCACGGAGCTCCCGGTTTGTTGCTGTCACATGCCCCGGGAATGTCATGGCACGGAATGCACGGCATTTCGCCAATCGGATAAATTGACGTCATATTTTTGTAATATTTGATTCTTGTGTCCGGATCGATAGGACCGAACAGTCCGATTGATTTCTTTTTCATGGCTCCTGCTATATGCAGAATGCCTGTATCGGGCGCGATTACCAGATTCATGGCCGCCACGCAGTCTATAAGTTTCTGCTCATCGGTCTTGTTGAGCAGGTTAACGCACCCGCCGATATCCAAGAGATTTTTATTCCATGCTTCTGTCTGCCCGAGAAGGACAACCGTTCCCAGCGTTCCCAGCATCTGTACTATCTTCTCGACGTATTCAGGAGGAACAACCCGAACTGGTGATTTTGTAGTCGGGCAAAATCCAATAAGCGGACGCCTTTTGACAATCCACGGGAACTTTATTTTCTCGCTCACTGGGATGTTATAATATCGTTTCTTGGATGTTACTCCGCACAGCAGATCAAAATTCTCTGACCGGTCATTGGATACATATCGCCTCCATGATAGCGACCCTGGGCCAATGTTCGACGGCTCAACGGCATAGCGCAGGTCAATCGTCTTATCGAATGAGTATTTGCCCATGTCGTCAATGGATATGCACAGATCAACCCCTTTTAGACCGCTCATGATCTGTACGTATCTCCCAAGAGTGGCCAGCGTCAGCGGTTTGTTCGGTTCTTTCTTCTTCATCTTGGCCAGTGACGACGACAATATGATCAGGTCTCCGATGCCGCCCATACGGACAACACACGTTCCGCCTATTTTCTTCGTTCTCTTGCGCTCGTGAACTATTTGGATATTTTTATCGCCCAACGTCGGGATTAACATTCTGGCTGGCAAGCACACCAAATGGGCATGCTTCTGGCCTTCGATGCCAAAAACTTCTTTAGCGTCTTTGTCTTTCAGTTTTAGCGATTTACCTGTTGTCTGGTTCTTCAAAATAATCATTGCTGTATGCCTCCTGCATTTTCCTGTGTCGGCGCGTTTGACGCCTCTTTGAATAATTCATCCGCTGCCGCTGCGAGTTGCGGAGCAGTCTGTAACGTTCCGGCCACTTCCAGTGTCTTTAGGAACGTTTCAATTTTCTTCATGGCCGTTTCCATCTTATCGCGGTCTGCTTTGGCCATCTTCCCCACTGCCTCCGCCTGCTGTGTCGCCATTTGCAACTGCATCATAGCCTGCTGAACTTGTTCCGCCTGCTGCTGCTTCTGCGCCATGGCGTCCTTCTGCGCGGCCATTTCGTCTTTTTGTTCAGGAGATAGTTCGTCTTCCGGCCCGGTCTGCCCGTTGAGCTTCCGGATGCGCGCCACGATCTCATCTTTGTTTGGCACGTCGTCCATCAGGTCAACGACCATATCGATCAGCGATAGGGCCACATCCGGCATTGATTGAGCCAGACTGGTGACTAATTCAGAGAGCGTTTCGACCATCGATAGGCGGATCGTCTCCCGGAAGTCCTGCTTGCCAACGATAAAATCTTCTTTTGTCCGAAGGATATCGTTTTCAACATTACCATCCGGCTTTTCTTCGTTGATTTTTACAAACTCAACCTTGTTGCGGTCTCCCGTGATTCTGTATTCTTTTTCCTGGTCAAAAAATTGTTCTATTAGGGATAGGCGTATCTCACCCTCGTTTTGAATTGCGTAATAGAGATTATCGAAATAGACGCCCTGCGTGACCTGCCCTTGATTCTGAAGCTCACGAACCGCCACACCGGACAACTGGCGCTTTGAGTCGCCCTTTGCTTCGGGCGTTACACCTGAAATGTTATTTATAAACCGTTCATCGTCGCGGGCTAATTCTACATGCGCCGCGGCCAGGTCTTTATCTTTTATTACCTCTGGTTTCTTTCCGACGTTATATTCAACCATCCCGTCGGGACGGTTGTTTTCCTCGTATGCTTCTTCTTTGTTATCGAATGCCCCTTTCTCAAAGTGGAGCTTATTGGATGTCAACAGCACCAGGGCTTTACTTCTGCGCTTATTGAGGTCGCACTGAGGATCTCTTAGATTTCGGATTACGCCATAGGGCATACCGTCTTTGGAACGGCGGTAGCAGAACAACGGCGTAAGCGGGAATCTGTTGTGGTTGTACGGCGTGAGGATGTCTTGCAGAAATACGGAGCCGGTCCATACGGCATTACGTACCACCATGATCCGCGCATCGGTAAGCGTGAAATAGCTTCCCCTGACGAGGTATTGATGATCAGCATTATCCGGCCTGAAGATCGTCCCATCTAGCGCACCGTATGGTGTGTCTTCTCCGCGCTTTTTCAGCAACTTAACGTTCGCCGGTTGCCGATACCACATTTCAACTATTTTGATTCGTTCGCGGGCGCCACTGGTTCGGCCGCCGAATAATGAATCGATGTCTGATTCCAGATCAAATTCACTTGCCGGGTCTGCAATCGCTATATCATCGGGCAGGTATGGATACCGTGAGTTTACGGCCTCGGATACCTGCCTGATTGCTCCTTCTCTCTCCGGGAACATCGCCAGCGCGATATCCATGTCAATCCATTTTTCCCGTATTTGGTAGCGCCAGTCTGAACCATCGAGAGAAGCACCCAGATGATCGAACCACATATTACGCCAGCATTCATGCTTCATGAACACCGGTTCTTCGCCATTCTTACGCGCCCCTGTCTCAATCCATCCGAGCCCCGCCTTTACACACTCCTCGAACGCAAATGAACGCTCGTACTCACCCTTTGAGCAATCGAGCGTGAACTTCATGAGCTTTGTTTTTGTTTTGGCGTTTTGCGCTCCGGCCTGCTTGCGCGGGAGAACACGGGAATCGATGCGGGCGCGTCTTTCTGTGCCCAATATCCAATTAACGGTGTTTGCTATAACGTTGAAAACCAACGGTGGCTGATTGCGGTCTTGCAGTATTTTTAAATCTCGATCATCCAACTGCTCACCATCATAGAAACCCTCGTCTATCGACATTTCAGATCGGTTGGACGCTTGGGCAATACGGGCCTGACGCCGCCACTGCATGAGTTTTCGTAATTTGTCTTGAGCTTCGCTTGATTCGAGCGGGTGTGCTGCGCTTGAGACAAAGACATCCGGCGACCTCCGGGTCTTCTGGAGGTCTTTCGGGATGCCGGTCTGTAATGTTCGCCCTCTCGTGATCTCAGCCATTTGAGGGCAATTATAGAATATGCTTTATATTTTATCGTGCGAAATGGTGAGAAATCTTGCGAACTATCAGGAACAAACGCGAACACCCGCGAACTATTTTATGATGATGTCGTTCACGGTGATAGATCGCCCTCGCCCCAGTTCGTATTCTATTAGATCCCTGATGATGATCATCGGCTTCCCTTCACGGGCTCCCCTTGACGTTCTGGTCATTGGTATTCCGTTTTTCTTTATGTGGTTCAGGGCGCCGCGCCAGGTGCCAATCCGGTATAGCTTTTGTATTACCGGTAATATCTCGTCACTGCCGATTAGTCTATCGTTGGTGATTGTCATTCGTTGCTCTCCATTACCAATTCAGATTCGGAAACCTGTATATCTCTCGTCCCGAGTTTTTGAGACCCGTTGTAAATCGTCACTTCCCCCATTGTGATCATGTCGTCTTTGGCGGGAGGATCGTCAGGCATGTTTTTCAGGTGATCCAGCCCGTCTTGAATCCACATGAGTAATTGCGCGGCTGATTCCGGGACCGGTGTGATGTCGAACATCTGCATAACCTTGGCCAGATTGTAGCCCGTACACAACATGATGTCGCTGTGCTGGTTGAGCGCCATTGCGAAAACGATACAGGCCGCCTCTCCCACAACGATCTGCTGTTGCATTGGCGTAACGGCTGTTTTCCGCGCGAATTGGTTACGGTCCATGAGTTGCTGAAACTCCATGCGGTCCGACGTGATGGTGTTGTCTTCCATGTTGTCCTTGGGCTCGATGTATTTCCAGATCGCGTCTCTCGTGATCCAGAAGGATCGCCCGGGTGCTGTCTCGCGCGTGATGACCATGGCTGCCTGATATTCGTCCTCATTGTCAGCGCCCTTAACCATCGCGTAATCGTAACTTCTATTGAGTCCGCCGATATGACGTATCATTCTTCACCCCCTACCCGCCTGCAGTCGCACTTGCCCCTGATATGGGAATGAAAATGCTTCCCAACTGATTCCGCGTTTAACAACTCTGCGTACTGGCTCTGGTCAACACCGGAATATGCGAATACTCCGCCGTTTTTGAATTCAACCTCCAACGTGTTTGTCTCAGCGTCATGCCCTATTGCCGCGATGTTCGATGAATTAACTGACTGTCTTTGCATGTTTTTTATATCCCCTCCCTTGTAATCTCATCGCAATTCTCAAATACATTGCTTTGGTTTGAATGTTCAACTTTGCCCACGTACACGTATTAGCCTCCTCAATTCCCCGTTTTCGGTATTCATCATAAATAATTCTCGCTATTTCATCTCGCTGATCTACTCTCATAAGTACTTCAGTTCGGAGTCTATTAAGTATTTGTTGGGCCTGTTTATTTTTCGTTCCTGCGACTATTCCCCTGTGGCAATCAGTAACCCCTGATAGATGATCAGCCGCTTCGATGACCCCCATCTTCCGCCGTGTCTTCTTGTGCATCCGGTCCCACCCATTCCTGTAATTGTCGTTCGTTGGCTTGCTTCTGATTGTCATTGACTCCTCCATGATCCTGCGTGTTTGCGGAAATTCTTTTTATTTTTCGGGTTTGACTTTACCGTGTTGATCGACGCCAGGATAACCGCGTCTCCATCGTCCGGAGATCGGCCGATCCGCTTTTTTACTTCTTCTTTCAATTCAATTTGTATTCCCTGCGCTGTCAGCTTCCAGCGCGGCGCGCACAAATCAGCCTTCAACTTGTTATCCGGCGGAAGGGCAATGTTTTCCCCTTTGTCGGGGTCCAGGGCCTCCCGAAAGCGCCACATGAAAAACGCTCTATTGTTCTTGAATTTCAGTTGTTGCGTATCTCTATCAAGCTGATTTTCTGAATAATTAGTCGATGCGTTGTTTATTCCTATCACCTGATATTCGTTCTCTTTCAGGTGGTCGTATGGACTGCCGCCGTATCCGCCGCTTATGTCGATATGAATTGGTGCCGCGTCACGCAGGGCCGACACTATCAGGCCGGCAACTATCGGACCATTTGGCGTATCAGATCCCGGAAATTTCTTTAATTTATCGAACCATGTCCCGTATCTTGGCGCGAGAACCGTATTATCTGATCCACCACGGGCAACATCCGCGCCCATGGAATCCATCTGCCCTTTCTTCCCCTCCGGCGTCCACCGCGCCATGGCCGCCTCAACCCATGCCGTCGGGATGACCTGCCAAATATCGTCTTGTTTGCCTGCTGAGAAATCACCCTTGAGCATTTGAGAGCGCAGCGGTTCCGGGAGCGCCTGAAGCGTCGCCTTGTATCCTGTGGCCATCAAAAACGGGTTATCCTCGACGTGTGACGGAATGAACGTCCGCGACTCCGGCGTGATGAGTTCCCCTTTGTAACTGAATGGCTCTCCCGACTCCACTGGCGTATCAACACCGTCGAGCATGGCGTACCACCGCAATTCACCAGGCCTTGCAGGGTTTGGGCAGTTCTTATCAAGCCATGGCGCCCAATATTCCGTTACCCATTCGCCTTCTGGCGTTGTCGGTGGATTTCCTGCGCAGATAATCCGTTGTCGCTCTCCAACTACCGTTGACCGCTTCCAACCCTTCAAAAACATGAATTGGCTTTTCAGGAAATGGCATATCTCGTCGAACCCCTTGAGAGAATGCGGCCTTCCCTGGTATTTTATCTCGTCGCCTACAACGTTGCAGCTCCCGAACTCTATTACTCGATCCGGTAACCGTAAAATATCATCTTGCCCGTTCCAGTTTTTACGCGATTTTAAAATCTCATCCAGCAATCTGTTTTGTATTCCCAATAGTTGCGTTGATTGCCGCCGGAAAATTATCGAATGGTAATGCCTCGTAAGCGCGGCACCAAGAATCAGATCGCTTTTTCCTCCTCCGGCGCTGCCCCCGTAGAACAGGACGTCAGCTTGACATTCTAGCGCCTCCGTTTGCGGCCCGTCCAACGGCACCCATATCGGTAGATCCTCGGCCATTATCGCATCTATTTCGGCTAATTCTTCCGGCTGTAAATATTTTAAAACACTATCCAGCATTTCAACTTTGCTTTTCGCCATTGCCTGCCTTTTTAAATTCAATTTGCTCCGCCTGTTTTTTGCGTTCAATGCCCAGGTTAATCAGGTACGCTACCCGGGCCGCCCGCTCCAATGGGGACACGATGATAGTAGTTCCTTGCAGTGGTTCATTCCCCGATGTAACATCCAGTTTATCCCCGTATTTCTTTGGTTTTAATTTCGCGGCGATGAATTTGCGCGTGTCAACACGCAGGCGTGACCGGGCAATAAATTCTTTATTGCAGACCCTTTTTGCTCCTTGCCCGCTACCGTCCGTGCACTCAACAAATATTTCATCCTGGCTCGCATCGTCTGCGATTTGCAGCATTTCCTCGACCAGAAAATCAGCCTGATCTTCCTTCGCTCTCGCGTATTGTGCGGTAAATTCTTTATCGTGCAGCAACCAATCCTCAACAGTGGAGTGATGCGGAACTCTATCGTGTGTTTTCTTTAACTCCTCCAAAACAGAACGCCATCCCATGTTTGAGTTTGCTATCAACCTGCACATATCGACTTGCAATTGTTTCCAGTCTTCCCTTGGCCGTCCACGTCCTTTTTTCTTAACTACCTGTTTATTCTTTGTTTTCTTCTTCACGCCCTTCTCTTTTTTTTCAACGTCACTTTTTTTCATGATTCAATAATCCTCACATTTATTTTCACACCCAACGCCTTAAAATCATTACACTTTAAAAATACTTAAAAATATATTGGAATAATGCTTGACATCAATGCAATCAATGTGTATATTAGCATCAACAAATAAATAAACAGGAGGAAAACAAAATGAATAAACAAATCAGTCCGCGCGAGTTGAGAACGAAACATCATGACGTTTGCGAAAACATTTTAAATCGTTGCCGGTGTTTTGAAATAGAACTGCCTGAACGTGAATATCAGACCATCGCCGACATGATTTATTACGGGACAAATATCATTGCTGATGAAATTTACCCGTTTTATCGTTCTGTGTATGATGAGGACGCAGGGGTTTTCACTGATTATGGACAAAATGAGGCCGACAGAACATGGGCGCAATGCAACCTACATCAATTATTGACACACGCTATTATCGCCGCTAAATGGATTGATGAATCTGACGATGAACGCGGTTATGACCCGAACCGTAAAACACTGGTTTATATTCTGGATATGTCCATCGGCGCTATTGCCCAGGCGTTGCACAAAATGACCTGTGACGATAAACTACAGAAACGTGTTTGGATGAACAAAATTACAGGCGATTATGAGTCTGACGGACATTACGGACCGCAGAGTAAACAGGAATATATTGACGCTGAGTTGAAACGGCTATGGGTTGACCGGAAAACAGGCCGCAAATTAATTGAAAAAATACAACAATAGGAGGAGCCGCAATGAGAAACAAAAAACATTACGAGAGTTTATTAAATCAGAATCCCAATGCCAGTGTCGGTTTTTCACTCGCCGCCGACGCTGTTGTAGCTGCCAAAAACGGCGTATTTGAAACACATGACAACGAATGGAAAGCAATCGCACGAGATTTAAAATCCAAATACGGCGAAAACCTAACCGCCGATGAGGTTCGCGCTGAAATGGCCGCTGTTATCGAACCGACCACAGAATTGATCGTGCGGAAAATTCCCGAATCCCTGAGGCGTGATTTCAAATCTCGCTGTGCCGCTGATGGTGTGTCACAGCAGGATAAAATCATCGAATTGATGAGGGGATATGTGAACCAATAGCCCCACCGGGCGGGCTAATC